AAAACCGCTCGATCTTGCGGCATGGTGGAAAGAAACAGAGGGGGACATCCCCTGGCATCATGAGGACTGGCCTTATATGGACGCCATTCGCAATCTTATCCAGAAGGTGGGACAATGGCAGGAAATGGCCAAAGATTTACTTGATCAACACGGCCCGTCAATCCCGATGGCCGCGTTTGATTTATTGATGGAAATCCGCGACTTCGGGGGAGGAGCCCGCCGATGATAGCCGTGCTTGAAGACCGGAAAGGGTTCATGCACTCGATGTGGATTCCATGCTGCAAAGACTACATCACGGTACGCGACGGGCCGCCGCCGGCGTTGTGGGCGAAGAACACGCCGGTGGATAAATTCGGAGAAATGAAAGAGCCGAAGGAAATCAATTTTTATTTCGAGCGCTGGCTGGAGGAAGGAAAAGTCTCTCTCTACAGAGAGCGTATTTAATATCCGCGACTATGGGAAGGAGGCCGACGATGAAGTGGTGGCTAATCAGTGATGAGGATGTGCGCCTTATTCGAGATAGCCTAATGTCGCCTGAGCACGAGCCCAATGATTTTAATTGCCCCCATCCCGGCGATGGTTATTATGCGGCGGAGTGTTCACGCTGTGTGGCCGTTGAAAAAAGGGGAAAGGCTTTGTATGCCTTGGATTCGGGACTACATAAAACCGAAGCAATCCCGGATGATTGGAGGAAGTTGAAGATGAGTGAAGAAACATTGACAGAACGACGAGCGGAATTTGTTTATAACGCGGCTATACTTGCCGCCCTCGCGGCAAATGCCCCTGTTGTCCCCGGTCCTTGGGCCGAGCGAGAGCAAGATTTCCGTCTCCAGTTCTTGAGTGTTATTGAGCGACAGTGTGGAGAGAAACGTTCTCATTCTCCGGAAGAATTGCATGGAAGTTGGATGCAATCATATATCAACATGGGATGGAAGCATGGTGAAAAGTACGATAAAGAAAATCGCATCCATCCAGACCTTGTACCCTATGCTCAGTTGGGACAACTTGAGCAAGATAAGGATGCGGTGTTTGTAGCATTGTGCGAGATTGCAAGATTATGGATAAGGAGGTGCCCATGAGGCATAAAATTCTTTTTCTTCTCGCCGTCTTTTTTCTATTCGCGGCCCCGGTCCTGGCGCAGACAGCGCCCATTGAAATTGACCCGGCTGTCGTTCAGAAAATCATAGACGGCGGCGTCCTGGGAATCGGCTTCACCCTTCTGGTCGAGCTACTCAAAGCTAAGCTCCACCTCCAGGGGCCATTCGTCTTTGTCGGGTCGTTTGTCGTATCGGCGGTCCTGACGGTCTTTTATTTCTTGGCCGTGAGCCCGCCCCTGACCTTGGGCAAAGGCATTGCTTATACGGTCGTCGTCTGGGTTATCGGAAACGGCTGGTATAAGCTCCGGACGGAAAAGTAATCGTGCGGCAAGGCACGGCGAGGCGTGGCTAGGCCGGGCTTGGCCTGGCGCGGAAGGGCAAGGCAAGGTTTATGGGGAGATCGAGAGAAAGCTGGTGCGGTCGTTACGGCTAATGCCCGATAACGATGCCGAAAGGCTCGGGGGAAATGCCCGAATTTCTCGACTCGATCTCCCCTCTTTTCACAAAGGAGTGAAGATGCCCGATAAAACACAAAAACCTCTTTTCGGTGATCAAGACCTGGTCGTTAATACGTTGGAGACGGAGAGAAAAATCCTTCAAGAGGAGATCGAATCTTTAAATTCATCGATCGAAAGAAAAGGGGAATCGATCAAGAATTTGGAGGAAAGAGTCGATAATCTCTCGACTTCAATCGAATCGATCAGGAGAGCGATCAAAGCACCTGAAAAAGAATAAATCCAAAGGAGTGATCATGCCTTATCTCGTAATGTTTGCCAATCAGCCTGTTCAAATTATCTGCAAAGACAGCCTCTTTCCCGATCTCGTCACGGAAGAGCACCCGGATGATCGCGGCCTCAATGATCTCAAAATCATCGAATATCTGTCAGAGAGATCAATCCTGATCGGAGAGGCGATCGACGGCAATCGGGTCGTGATTTTTCTCGGCATGGGGCGTCAAAATCTTCTCATGATCAAACATCTCACGGCTGAGCAGATTGAGGCCATGCAAAGGGGGCCTCAGATCGCGAGACCAGGAATGAAGATTCCGGTACGATCGAACTGACTCTTGACATCGCCTGCGGTTTCTCGTATCAGTATGATGAACCGAGATGCCGACGAGCGAATTTCTGCCTACCACCCAGCGGGGACTCGCCGTCTGGCTTCTCACAAATTATCTTTCCCTTCCTTACAAGTGGGGCGGTGACGACCCAATTCGCGGATTCGATTGCTCCGGACTGATCGTTCATATCCTCTCCTCAGTCGGAAAAATCAAGCGGGGATTGGATTTCACCGCTCACTCTCTTTTTGAATTTTTCCGGAGACAGACCGTAGTCGAAGGCGGTGCGGGATGTCTCGTGTTCTATATGAGCGGCACGACAGCGATTCATGTCGAGATGATGATCAATCAAACTCATGTGATCGGCGCGTCCGGGGGCGGCAGAAAAACTCATACACTTGAGGACGCGATCGCTCAGAACGCATTCGTGAAAATGAGCCCGATCGATTATCGATCTCAGCCNTATATCATCGTTAACCCGTGGGGAGATGAAAATGTCTGATATCGGTTTGATCACCGAATTGATTCTGAAATTGATCTCTCTTTTGAAACCTTCTGAACTCGATCAGATCAAAAAAGAGATCGAGAAATTGGAGAAGGAACATGATGAGGTGCGGCAAAAGGCACTCATGGCTATTCAGTCTGGCGATCTCAGCGCTCTTAATCTCATTCTCGCTCAATTTTTGGGGTTGTAGGAAAGAGCCTCCCGAACTCGTCCCGATCGGTTCTGTCCGCGTCGTGGGTAGAATTGAAAAAGGGACGGTGATTTACGGGGAGGGAGAAGACCAGGCTGGCGATTACAATATCGTCACGCCGGCATTTGTGCTCAAATTGATCGATCTGGCCTATGAGGTCAAGGCTTTGAAATTGGAGATCGCTCGACTCAAAGAATTGATCGAAAAAGGAAAAGGATAATGCAAGATCAGATCGGGCAGACGGTTGCGAAGGCGCTGGAACAACCCGCGTGGGCGATCTTCGCCGTGATTATCGTCGGCAAGGCGCTCGATTTCGGCTATAAGGTTCTCGTGGAGAGAAAGCGATCTTCAAACAACCCCGCGCCGCGTCAATCATGTGTCGATTCGGCAAAATGGGCGATTCATGATAAAACGCAGACAGATCTCTGCGAAGCAGTGAAGGAGATGGCCGAATCAACCGTTGCGTCAAATGTTCTACTTGGCAAAATCGCCGACTCCGCGGAGCGTCAAGAACAATCTCTCAATAAAATCGCCACGGATGGAAGGTGAATCATGAGGGACCCGGAATTCATGAAGGTGCCATTCAGTTCTCTCCATGATTGGAAAAAGAACCCGCGCACGATCACGAAAGAAGATATCAAGCGGCTCGCGATGAAAATCACAGAGAAAGGGCTGATCAGAAATTTCGTCTGCTGGCAAGAGGATGGCGAAAAGAAGAAGGGCATATTCACCGTCGGCGGCGGCAATATGAGATTCTTCGCGCTCCGTGATATCCTGAAGATCAAGCCTGAGCGGGAAGTCTGGATATCGCTCAATTTTCCGGAGTCGGAGAAAGAGAAAATCGAGCTCTCGCTTCTCGACAACATGACTTCTGGCTCTTACATCGACCAGCAGTTGGCTGAATTGATCTATCCCTACCGCGATATGATACCGCTTCAGGAATATCGGCTCAATTTCAATCCGGGCGTCGATCTGAAAAAATTTCTCGAAGGATTCGGCCCGACCGAAATTCCCGATATCGATCTTCTCGATGAATCAGATCGGCATACGATCTCAATCTATTGCCGGAATGACGAGGAACTGATCGAGATGCGCGAGATGCTCGGCATCTCTGACAAGAAAACAAACAAGATCGAAGCGACTGAATTGAAATCGATTCTTTCCGGCTCTCTCAAAAAGGGGCATGGATGATTCCTTCGGTGATCATCGAGCCTCAGCCACGGTGGGTTTCCTTCACGCCGTATTGGAGGAATGATCGAATTCTGAACCGCGAGTTCGCCGTTCCGATTATCAATGACAAATTAAATGACTTTCTCTATCAGAAAATCCGAAATATTGTGATCACCTATTGGGCCGGGTGGGCCGATTACAAAGAGATCGGCGACTTCATCGCCCGACACCCGGAGAGTTCGATCTTCCGAATGTTGAATGAATACAACGTCCAGAGCCTTTCATCATATCTCCTCAAAGTGGTCGATGAATCAAAGACCACCCTGATCGCGAATTTCCCCCGCACGAAAAAACGGGTAAAAGATTATCTTTATATGAATCTGAACACGTTGATCTATGAGGAGCGGACGATCGAGCCGGCCCCGAAAAAATATGACCTGATCTATTATGGAATGTTCAGACCGAACCGCGCCGAGTATTTCAAACGCTATCTCAATGACGGTGCCTACGTCTCCACTTCCCCAAAAAATATTCTTCTTTTCAAGCAGATCGGCATCAGGCCAAGATTCATCGGCACGTTTCTCTGGGGGCGGCGCTCTCTGATCGAGAACTTTTATTTCTCTCTCTATATCGAAGACATCTACACTCACACTCACTACAACTTTCCGGCAAATCGATTCTACGAAGCTCTGATGTTCAATGTCGTCCTCCTCGTCGACGAGAATTGCCGGAATACGTTCGAAACAGCCGGATATCCCGTCGATGATTACTACGTCTCCGATGAGCGATCGCTGAAAAAGAAAATCATCGAATTAAAAAAAACTTACCGTGAACATCTGCGCCGTCAACAGACATGGCGGGAAAAAGCAAAAGAAGAACGGAAAGACGTGATTGACCGTTTGAGGCCGATCTTTACATGAGCAGACCAAACGGGGCAAAAAATAATAATCACGGGCTCGCGGCGAATTCAAAATTTGAGGAGAAATTCATCGAAGAGGGCAGACGGCTCACCACGCTCGGACTCTCTCACAGATCCCTCGGACTCTACTGGGGCGTGTCAGAGGATTCGATCACACGGTGGAAAGAAAGGGTGCCAGAGTTCGCGGAGGCTATAAAAAAAGGCGAAGGGCAGAGGAACGTGAACCTTCTGGCGGCGATGAATGAAGCGGCTCTGCAAAATAAGAATCCTGCGGTTCTGATTTTTCTCGCGAAAAATTGGCTCGGGTATAAAGATTACCAAGAGATCACGGGTGAGGGCGGCGAGCCGATCTCAATCAAGATCGTTCCCGCGAAGATGGGCGCAAAATGATCGGCACCACGACGGCTGAGAGGGAATGGGCGGCGACATCGGTGTTTTATAGAAATCAGGCGGCCCGGAAGCCCGTCGTCGTAAATGTGGGTGGTGCGAGGTCGTCGAAATCCTATTCGATCGCTCAGTTATTCATCGTCAAATTTTTTACAGAGAGAAAGAAAAGTTTCCTGACCACGCGGAAAACGTTCCCTGCGCTGAGAATGACGGCTTATAAAGTGGCGATCGATCTTCTCAAGGGGCGCGATATTTATCGATTCGTGCTTCACAACAAATCAGAGAAGACACTCTATTACCCGCCGCTCGGCAATTATTGGGTCTTCACGTCGATCGATGACCCGGAAAAGATCAAATCGACGGAATTCAACTACGTTCACATGGAAGAGGCGAACGAGTTCACGTATGAGGATTTCAGGATTCTGAAATTGCGGATGTCCGGGCAGACGAGCCATGATGAGATCAATCAAATATTCATTTCGTTCAATCCTTCGGATGAGCATGGGTGGGTGAAACAGGAATTGCTCATGAAGGAACACTGCGAGACGATTCACTCAACCTATTTGGATAACCCGTTCCTGCCCCGCGATTACGTTGCCGAACTTGAATCCCTGAAAGACCAAGACGAGACGTATTGGAAAATCTACGGGCTCGGTCAATATGCGGAAGTCAAAGAGTTGGTTTACGGCCCACTCACGATGGTCGACGCCATTCCCGAAGATCTGTCGATTCTCTATGGCCTGGATTTCGGGTTCAATAATCCGACCGTGCTGGTGCGCCTTCATGTTAAAGAGTGGACAGTCTGGCTCGAAGAGTTGATTTATCAATCTTATCTCACGAACAGCGATCTGATCAAACTGATGAAAGAGTTGATCACGCCGTATGAGCGGAAACGAGCCGTGATATATGCCGACACCTCAGAGCCTGATAGAATTGAAGAGATCGGGCGAGAAGGATTCAATATCATTGGGGCGTCGAAAGAAGTGTTGGCCGGGATTCTCTTCGTCAAGCGGTTCAAACGATTCTCGCTCCTCACGAATGAAAATATAAATCGAGAATTCTGCCGCTACAAATGGCTCAAAGACCGAGAAGGTCACGTGACCGATCAGCCGTTGAAATTTGAGGACCACGGTCCTGACGCCGTGAGATATGGTCTTTATAGCGCACTGAGCGGCGATGAATCAGGTGGATTTTATTTCCGGCTCTCAAAACAGGACGTCTATTGAAAAAGAAACCCGATCTCTGGCTGATCTGTCAGCCGATTCATTCTCATCAGGCATCTCTAGGTTCATCGAGGTTGAATCACGAAAAGACGCATGATCAGTTGATCGATCTCTTCTCTCGTCTCGAAAGGGAGAAGAAAGGGAGAAAGAATCCATGAACATTATTTCATTTTTCAGAACGGCAGGAGAACTTCGTCGAGATATCGATCGGGTGGCAAAGATCGAGTTGGAATTGAAAAAATCGCGGCTCGCGTATCTCCAACTATCAAAAGATTTTCTGACCCTTCGGGAATCATCGAAGACTTATCGCGGCAACGAATACCAAACCTATGATGAGGCGGTGTCGGAGATCGATCGCAAATATCGCGGTGTCGCGGAATGGGGCGTCGTTCAGACCGGGAACATTATCGATCTCCGATCGGTGTTCATCATGGCCGAAGGCATCCAGGTCACAGAAAAAGAAAAAGGCGAAGGTGAAGATGAATTGAATTTCGCGGAAGATTTTCTCGCCTACAATGATTTTGATCACGAGATGGCCTATGAGTTCGCGAAAGAAGCGGAGATCGAAGGGAAAATCCTGATGAAGCTGGCCTGGGAAGAGGACGACAACATGGTGACGGCCCGATTCATCTCATGGCTCGCGAAGAAATACAAAGTGATCACCGACCCACTCGATTATACCTATTATGAGAAAGTTGAATGGACGCCACCTGATTCTCAAAAGCCCGAAACGATCGGAGAAAATGAGTTCGTGTACAAGAAGTTCGGTGGTCGCGTGAATCAGCCGAATGAAGCCGCGCCGAAGGTGATGAAGTGTCTCTCGAAAGTCGATGATCTCGACAAATCGCTGAGAGACCTGCGGGAGATTGATCGAATATTCGCCGCGCCGATTCTGACGTTGAAATTCGATGACGTCAAAGCCGCCGCCGCTGGCGCTGACGCCCTTGACAATATGAACTTCAAAATCAAAAAAGCCCTCACGACGACCGGAGAATTGAAATACGTCCAACCGACGCTCGAAGGTGTCCGTTCTCTGATCGAAGAGATCATCATGCTGTCGAAGGTGATCTCCGGCTCGACGGGCGTCCCCGTCCATTTTCTCGGCCTGCCTGACCTTCTGTCGAATCGGGCGACGGCAGAAAATCTGATGGAATTGGTGTTCGCCGCTACGCTGAGGGAAAGAAAAATCTGGATAGGTGCGTATCGGGAGATGATCGCGAAAGCGATGGGGATATTCAATCGCCAGACGGGCATAGAGCAGAAATCCAATGCCCTTGACCCGGATAAAATCACCGTTGATATCCCATTTATTTCTCTCGCCACGTGGGAGAAGATTGAGAAGGTCTTCGTGCCGCTCTCTCTTGGCGGGAAAATCTCCGACGAACTTCTGTTAAAGACCATCCCAGGTATCAATGTGGATGATGAGATGAAGCGATTGGAAGATAAAGAAAAAGGCGATGGGAAGATTTTTGCTGATCTTGATAAAAAGAGAGAGGATAAAGATTTTGCCCGTGATGAGGGAGAAGGGACTTGACAACGGCGATCGGTTTCGTCGATATTAAAGGGAGACGAAAATGTCACCTTATCCGAATGAACATGCGTGCCGGCTGGAAGACCCGGCAAAAGTCAAGGTCGTGGGTAGCATAACGAAAGAGCATAACGGGAAAAAATTCCGAATTCTCGTCGGCAAAAAAGAAGGTTCGACGGGAACAGTGGCGCAGGCATATCGCTACCCGCGAGCCTCATGGTCGGAGAGTGAGGCGCGAGCGCATTGTAAAGATCACGGCGGCTCATTCGAAGCGGCCCGTTCGGCGCAGGAGATGTCTGAAGAAGAACTCCAGAATCCCGACAACAATCCGCTGATCAAGACGGGGGAATAATGAAACCGATCATGACGCACAATCTGCCGCGCTCTGAATGGCCTCCCGACCCAAACGCGAAAGACGAGAAGAAAGAGTCTTCCGCAGAATTTAACCCACCGAGAACGGGGAAGACTCAGCCGCGACAGGTGACGTCTTTCCCGAAGGCGTTAAAAAGAGACCCTTCGCGTCGGGTGATGCTGACGACTCATGATCTGATCGATGAAGAGACGAAAGAGAGACGGGCAAAAGAGATGATGATCAGAGAAAAACGAGCCGTGAAGAGATCGAAAAAATGAAGATTCTTTGTCGAATTCACCAGATGGCGGCGAACGACATCGTCGCGCTCATCCCCGCAGAAGTCTTGGCTGATATCAAAAAAGAAGACCCGGCACCTGTCTTCCGCGCCTACGTGGTTGGTCATGAAGGTGTCTCTGCGGGGAAAGTGGTCGGAGAGGGGCCGATGGTCAAACGGTGGTATTCGTCGGCAATTCAAGCCCTTTTTGATAAACTCCGATACGGTCTGAAACTCTTCCATAATCATGAAGAGACGAATGAGCATGAGGGGAGAAAATCGATTGGCATTGTCGTTGGCAAAGCTTTGAAATACATCACGGATCGGCTGACGGTGATCGCCATCACCTATATCAAGCCAGCTTTTCGACATCTGCCGCTGGACGTGGCTTCGATCGAAGCAAGCGTCCGGCTCTCTTCAGATAGCGGTCTTTATGAAGCAGATGTCGATGAGATAACCGGAATTGCGCTTGGCAATTCAGCGGTGAATCAGCCAGGTTTCGCCGGAGCGACGCTACTCGCTCAGGTTCAGGCGTTCGCTCAATTGAAGGGAGGAGGAACTATGGAACTGACGATCGACGAGGTCCTGGGCTTCGTCAAGTCAAACAAGGTCAAGCCGTCTGACGTTTTCAAGACGGACGAATTGGCTTCTGACGCGATCGTGGAAGGTCTGATCGAAGCCGAGCGGAGGAAGGCAGTCGCGGAGCCGTGGGCGCGGTGGAAAAAGCTGAAAGAAGATCAAGAGAAGGTCGAAACGGAACGAACCGCGTGGGAGAAAGAGAAGGGCGAATTGCTCGCGAAGATCAAAACTGCAGATGTGGAAATCGCCAAGACGAAAATCCCTGCTCTCTTTGAAGAAGCGAAGAAAGAACGCAAACTCGACGAGAATCAGGTGAAATTCATCACGGCGCGGCTGCCGAAGTTTGTCCCGCAGGATGCCTCGAAGCTGAAAGAGGAATTCACGAAACATCTCGACTCTGAGATTGACGAGTTCGAGAAAGTCGCGGAGAGTTTCGGCTTTAAGCGGAAGGCTGACGGCGAAAAAGATCAAAAGGTCGACAAAAAGGGCTCAGAGCCCGCCGATCGATCTTATGAAATCGAAGACAAATACCTCGACCCGGCCCAAAATCCGATGATTCCCCGCGTCTGAGAAGCGACGCTCTTCCGCGAGAGATCGCCTGTCGCGGAGAAAAATTACGTAAAGGAGAATTCAATTGGCGCAATTTCTGAGAACGGGAACGCCGATGGGAGATTGGCGTTCATTCCATTTCACACTCGCTGAGTCCGGCGCCAAAGCGATCGGGGAACTTCTTCTCATTCAAGAGACGGTCGGCGTGATCTTCATCGGCGAACCGATTCTCGATGCGAACGGCTGTGCCCAAGACCTCGAAATCGAGTTCGGTGATGAAAGCACCCTGATCTATCACGCGGAGAAGATTCTCGTGCCGAAGGACGTGGGCTCAGGGGAGGTCTTTCTTCCGGGCGACAGGGTCTATTGGTCCGGCGTCTATGGGACAGGCGTACACCCCACTCGAGTTTCGGGCGATTATTGGATCGGAATCGCGACCGAACCCGCAGACGAAGACGATGATCAAGTCGAAATCGATCTGAAGGGCGACAAGGCGACCCTTCTGGAGTAAAACGATGAAAAGCAGAATATTCAATCTCGATTGGGAGAAGTACAACTACAAGGACGTTGAGCAGAGGCGGCAGTTGGCGGGAGCCCTGCAGTATTTCATCGCTCAACCTGATCTCTTCACGCCCGGACACTTGAAAGGTGTTCAAGCGTTCGTCGAAGCGAAAAAGCAGATCAGGGAAGCGCAGGCGAAATTGCAGGAGTTCACCACGACTGCCGATTTCCCGCCGTCCGTTCTGCCGATCATCGAAAAGTATCACATCATCCCGACCTACGACAACGGCTACGAACAGATTTTCGACGTTCGGGATTTCTCCGGCTCCGGCAGAGACGGGTTCACGGTCTACAACGTCCAGAGCGGTCTGACGTTCCGGCGCGTGCCGGTCGGCGAAAAGGCGAAAGTCTATCAGATGTCCGGCGATCGAGCCTCCTGCTATTTCGATTATTATGCTGGCGCACTTGGCTGGCACAGGATGCTCTTCGAGGACAAAGATTGGTGGACGATCGAAGACAACGCGATTCAATTCCGCAACAAAGCGTATTTCACCCGCGCTCAGGCGTGCTATGCGCTCATCGAAGCGGCGGCTGATCTCAAATCAGCTTGTATCCCGACCGAAGACCCGGGATGCACCGACTGCACTGAAGTGGCTCTCGCGGATGCGAACGCGATCAACACGGCGGCTCAGACGATCGCCCTCGCGTGCCAGAACAAAGGCTATGGCGACGTCGTGCGCTCGACGTTCATCGTCTTGACGCCTCTCCAACTGCGGGGCCGGATTCGCCGCGCCCTCGCCGTTCAACTCCAAGCCTACGTCGGTTCCGAGAAACAGATCGATTTCAATTTCCAGCACATTACGACCCTCATGCTCACGAACACGAACCGTTATTGGGTCATTCTGCCCAAATACCAGCTCAAAGGCGGTTATCGGATGGACCTGACCCTGTTCTCCGATTTCGACATCCTCAGCTACACGGATACCACGGCGGGTTGGATGAGATACGGCTTTTGTGTCGGCGACATCGATCAGCTCGAGTGCGTAGACGCAACGCTGCCGACAGGTGTCG